CACGAGGTGAAGCCAAATATACCTTTTACGATTCGATGATCAAACTGCGTGGATCCAAATCCAATATTCTGGGACGTGGTCTCATCATTCACGCCGACACCGATGATTGCGGAAACGGTGGCAATGCCGAAAGTTTGAAAACAGGAAATGCCGGAAAACGAATCGCCTGTGCCGTCATCGGTTATGCAAAAGAAAACTTTGTCCGATGAAAATATCGTCATACTATATAATAGAATATATAGTATGTCAAACAACGTTTTGCCTCCTTATCCGGGAGGAGCCAATCCAGTTTCCAGTTTATCGACCGGTACTGGTCCAAATATTGGAACCAGCTCGGACCATCATCCTTCTACAGGAGGATCCGTCTATCCTTTTCCCTATCTCAAAGGTGGTTCTGGTTGCGCTGCCAAATGGGGCGGTTGTGGTTGTGGTGCCAAATGGGGCGGCAAGTCGAAAAAGACCAGATCCAGATCCAAAAAAGGCGGAAAATGGTCGCTCAAATACAAGAGAAGCATCAATTGCCGACGCCCCAAGGGATTCTCTCAACGTCAACATTGCAAATATGGCCGCGGTCGTTCTGGAAAAACCGCACGCCGATCATAAATCGTCGTCGCTCAGTTGAATCAAACATTTATTGATTCCCTTTTTTGAACTCGGGGCATCGTCGTCATTGTCACCCCCCTCTTTTTCGACAGTGTTACACCACACTTTCGGTTCAAAGACGCGATTCCACGTCTTGTCCGTCTTCCAGTCCAAGGACATTCCATTGTATCGAATACTGTCTAGGCTCCGTATTCGATAATTGCACTTTTTGTAAAACGCTCGGCGTTTGAACCATTGATGTTGAAAGAGTTCGTGGCGATCCACAATGTCCACCACCACCGGATTCTCGTGTTTGACACGCAAAATCCGGCCCACCGACTGAATAATGTCCGTCTTCGGCGACGCCATTAGCAAAATCGATAATGTTTTGATATCGAGTGCCTCGGCCGCCATCGCATACGTTGCCAAAACAATCTGTTTGTTCTCCGTTTCTTGGAGTTTAGCCTGTTTCATTCCTCCGACATAATACCCCGTCGTCGCAAATCCGCGGTGCACAATCGCATCGTGCAAATAGGTCAACATTGATCGATTGTGGCAGAGCACCATTATTTGTGCACGGCCGTTTTCTTTGACCAAGTCTTGCAAAACCCGGACAATGAAATCGTTTCGCGGTCCAAACTCCGAAATCTTGGAAATCATCGTACTGAATTTCGCATTTCCACGAAAATCGTATTCGACCTCGTTGAATTGGGAATCCGCTGAAATGTATTCAATTGCGCGAACACAAACGGGGTCATCGTCCTTGCGCGATTCCGTGTAAATCTTGGGTCCAATGAACATATGCAAGACCTTGGTCAATTTATCCTTCCGGTCCACCGTTGCCGAAATACCCAGCATATAAGGCGTGATTGTTCGCAAAAGTGTCTTGGAAAACTGTTCACTCCCAATTCGATGGACTTCGTCAATGACCGTTAGTCCGAAACTCTCAAACGCATTTTCTTTGAAATCGCGGTCGTACAAGGTCTGCAACATTCCTAAAACAATGTCTTTTCCCTCAATATCGAAGACTGGACCCTGGATCTTTCCGATCTTGGCTTCGGGTAGAAATTCGGCGGCACGTTCGATCCACTGATTCATCAGAAACTCTTTGTGCACAATGATCAACGTCTTCTTTTTCAAAAGCGAAATGATCTTCAACGCCATCACGGTTTTGCCACGCCCACACGGGACCTCGAGAATCGCACCCGCACCTTTGTCTACGACTTGGTTTTTATCAGTTTCTAACGCACAAATGGAGCGATTCACATATTTCATATAAACGTCGATAATGTTTTCTTGGTAATCGCGCAGGGGTTTAGCAAAACATACATTGATGTCGTCGCCCCGGGTGATTTCCGATTTCATCGGAAGTCCGTACCGTTCGATTCCGTAAAATCGGGGAATATACATTTTTTTCGCATTTTCACGATAGACGGGGAAAGCCGCCTCTTCCGCGATGGCTTGGGCATTTCCATATTGGGGACCCGCGATGGCCGGTTTGACAAACAAGTCCGTTTTCAGAAATTCGTATTCTTCCGGTGCCAGGGTTTCGCGGAGCACCGTGTATCCCTTTTTTCCTAAATACGCCTTTTCAAGGATGCGGGTCTTCATTTCATCGGTCAATGTCGTAGACGTCGACTTTGACGATTCAGTCGCCGATTGTTTTGCTTTGGATTTCGTTTTTGTGGTTGTCATTTTAGTAGTACTCGGTTTTGCTGACGGTTTCATTCTTTTGGTGTTTTCGGTATTTGATGACACGATGGGTGGTATAATAATTGGAACGGCTTTTTCATCAACATCAACTTTTTTTGGGGGTACTGGATCGGGAATAGCAAAACATCCTTCTGTCTGAAGAGTGGAGGATGCATTCTGCGATAGTTGTTGGATCGGAGGTATGTTTGGGGGTTCGGTGATGGATACACTCGCTGCTTTTTTTAGCAATAATTGTTTTCGTTTCCATTGAGTCGACATTCAATTTGTATTATTTTATTTTATTTTATTACAAATAACCTTTGTAAGTAAGCTTTATATGTTTTCCTTTCATTTTCTTCATTGCCTTGGTGGGGTCAAGTTGATGTATTCAGTATTCGGGCAGATATAATATGTCCAAAATATATATCCATTCATCAAAATATGAAAAGCGGTAAATCTATTATTTGATCTTTGAAAACATTTGAAATGGTTATTCTTGTATTTTTGATTGTGTATTTAGTTATGCCCATCCAAACGCCTACGTGGATCGTACCGTTCGTCGATACACCTTTAGGAATCGCTTTCATCGTTGCTGCCACATTGGCCACCTTTTTCTTTGCAAATCCACTTTTAGCTGTATTGACCGTCTTTTTTGCCTATACCCTCATCCGTCGCAGTTCGGCAAATGGGGCAATTCTTTCTCAATTGAATCAAATTACTACCCAGTCGGTTATGGGTCTCCCCGCATCAAATGCGTCAACCGTGAATAATAATGTGGACAACGTCGAAACGGCTCCAATCTTACGCAAGAAAAAAGCCGTCGTGGAAAAACAAACCTTGTCCGCAAGTGAGATGAGTTATCCAATGACCTATCAACAGAGTATGGACAATATTGAGAGAGTTGCCGTTGTGGAACGCGATTTGACTGAGGGAACCTATAGCCGTGAAGAACAAACACTATTGAATGATCGTGTCGTTGTCACGCAACCACCCGTTTCCTTAGAAGAGGAAATGGTGCGTAAGAATGCACCCATTGATCGCACAATCCAGCCCACATACGTGCGAACTCAGTTCCAACCCGTTGCTACCAATGTAGGATCGTTCGGTGCTTACAATTAAGGTCTATCCGCGAATAAATATATTTATCCACGAAAAGGATATAGGCTACCCATATCTCGCGGCGATGAATCGCCGAGAGATAGATGAATCCTATGTCTATGACCATTTTTATTTGCTAGGAGGTGATGCGTGTGTGATACTAAAGATGAATTGTTTGTCGCCTGCTTTCTTGGCCTGAATAATAATGTATCCCATTGTGTAAATGATGGCAATACAAAATCCGGCTAACAAATAATCGCCACTGTTATTCACATTTGATCCGATTCCAGTTAAAATCAACAGAAACGCGAGTACAATAAGAACACCAGATATGATCAAGTCCATACGATAAACCTCCTTATTAATAGTATTCGTATCCGAAACACGATTTCCAATAACACGTTTAGCTAAAGTCAAATAGACTTCCGGCAAAACCAAATAAGCAAAATAGAAAATGAAAAAGAAAGAGATGATCAATATAATGGTTTGCATCGATCCCATCGCACCGAGATCCTTGACAATGTTACTTTTCAATGGCAAGTTGAGTGTGGCGACTTCTTCCGAATCAATCGGTACATAGTCGCACTCCATCCAATCACCTGGGACTGTGAGAGGGATAATAGTATAACTAGATGCCGGGGTGGGGAATATGTCCATCGGTGGATTGGTATTTCGGAGACCGCCAATTTTGATTGAGCTGATGACTAGTGGGTTCGTATAAATCAATACATTTGCACTGCTTATCTTTGTGCTGAAGTACTGTATGTAGAATGTGGTGGCTGTTGCATTGGACGAGGCCGCCGAAATATCCTTGGAAATATCGAGTGACATTACCCCTGCCAATTCTGTATTGGAATAATTGTTTAGAATGTTGTCAATCTGGCTATTGCTAGAGGTTTTTGAATATCTCAAGGGATAACACAAAAAGATAGCGTCGTCTCCCGTAGTACTCGTGTGTTTAATGATAAGTTCTCCTGTGAAACTTGTTCCATTGATTATATGAAGACTGTTGTTGGAATCTTGGCCAATGATCCAAAGTTGAGTTGCCTTGTATTCGATGGGTTTTCCATTTGCAGTATAAGTAATATTGGAAGAGGATGTTTGGCTACAACTGGCAGTAATGTAATTATTGTTGCTATCATAAAATACGTGGGTGAGTCCTAATGGCAATTGATTTACATAGACACTTTGTGATGTATCGGGTGTTTTGCTTAAATCAAATCCTCGAATCGGTGTAGGCATTTTATTGATTTTACTTGATATATATTAGTTTGACATAAATATCAAATGAATTTTATTTCTCCATATCGATTATTTCAGTGCCATCTTTTATTAATTGGATCTTTCCATTCTTGTCAATCTTCTCGGTTTCTCGCTCTAATATGATTTTTCCGCTTTGTCCTTCGGTTTGAACATTCAAATTCGTGGATGGTGAATTGGGGTCATTCGTTGAACTGTTTGAATCTAAACCTTGTATTCGACTGAATATATTCTCGAGTTCTTTCAATATATCTTTGATATCTTCTATATCCTGAGGGTTTGGCGCTGATGGTGTTACTGGACTTTGTGGTGGTGGTGTTTCAGGTGGTGGTGGTGTTTCAGGTGGTGGTGGTGTTCCAGGTGGTGGTGGTGTTCCAGGTGGTGGTGGTGTTCCAGGTGGTGTCTTGGGGCCTGGAACTACACTTTTTATGACATTTTCTATAGCTGTCAAAATAGGTTTAACATCTATATTTTGAGTTGAAGGTACAGATGGACTTTTTGCGGGTTGTATAAGTTTGACATTGACATTTTGTGTAGTATTACCAGATGCATCTTTTATATCCACTGTTATACAATGTGGATTTTCACCAGCAGGAGTACTTCCATTAAAAGATCTATTAACAATTGTAAATCGTGGACCATCCCTGTTTTTTTTGTAAACTACAATATCACCTTGATTAAATTCACAGTGACGGTTTACATTAGTTTCGGGTTCTACAATTTTTATAGCTTGTTTCCACGATAAACTATATTCTTCTTTAGGAGAAGGAGAACGTAATGGTTGGAAATGAATTTGATTATTATTTGCAATGATATAGACTGGATCCCCTTCTTTTGGATAAAATCGATTACCTGGATTATCACGGTTAATCGTAGATCGGTTACCCGGTGTAATAACCAAGGCAATAAAATTAATACACCAATACTTCGAAATGGCTGTCAATTCATAGTCGGTAAGAAAGACTTGACCTTTTACTCTATTCAAGGATTCTTCATTTGCACTAATTTCTGGTAAAGTTGGGAGTATGTCTCTACGAAACCACGATGCTATTGTATTTTTATTATCATCACTCAACTTTCTGAACTCTTGACTTAATTGTGTTAAAACTGTATGTATCAAACAATCATTCTCATTTCCAGATGTAGCAATGGGTTGCCAGTTTTCAAGTAGTTTAGGCATTCCAATGACCGGATAAATAACTCCATTTTGTGATTCTACTTTAATGTTTTCTGAGTTGTTCATTGATAAAGGTATACGATCAATTTCTTCCCTGATTAGGCTTTGAAGTTCGTCGATATTACTTGGACATTTTGATATTATAGGATTCGCTGTACCGGTAGCAGGAGCTAGAGTTGGAGCAGGACCTGATGTTCCTATATCTTGTGGTTCTTGAATTACACCTTCTATAGCTGTCAAAATAGGTTTGATATCTATATTTTGTGTTGAAGTAGAAGATACATTTACATTATTTACTGGAACTGTACTAGGAGCGCGTGCAGGAGTTGGATTTAGATTTGGAGTTGGTGCTGGAGCTGGTGCTGGAG